GGCTTGATATGCTGGATAAGTTACAGGAGAAACGTCTAAAAGACGGCCCACCTTATCGATAACACGCACGTCATCAGCGTCCCGCGATTCTTCCTTAATGGTAAACGCAAAGCTGCTCTGGTCGATGTCGCCGCGCTTAATCATCTTGTACAAATCCTGTCCGGCTTGAGTGTCGCTAAGTGTAGCGCGATAGAATAGTCCTACCTCATCCTGTGACAGCTCCAGTGTGCCGTTGCTGGTTCGTGCCAGTGGCACCCCGTCGTGATTGATGAGTAGCCGCACATCGTCGTCGAGTACGTCAGAGAAGGCACCTTGTGCAATGCGCTCCTGGAACGGTCCGATATCGGTGACGCTATCAAAGACAGCCGCGTAGCCTTCGACAATCATCTCGTCTTCGTTGGCGCGCATCTCCGCCTTTCTGAACTGCACACCGTTGGCTTGTGCTTTCTGCTCTTTGCGTTCGGCTACGCCACTGATAAAGTTGCGCACTTCGCTAACGCGTTCCTTGTCGGTGCCTGGTGTGTTGGTGTAAATCGCCACCAGTTGCATGTAGGTAGCCTTGTCGGTGCGGCGGCTGATGTTGTGCAGCGTCCGCTTAACGTAGTTAGGCAGGTGATTGTCCGTTGTCATCGCTTGATATTTTGTCAGAGTACGCACCGAGCCTATCGAGTGCGATTTGATTAACCTGGACGGTGTGTGTGTCACCGCCTGGCGTTGGGTTGAGTTCCTCGGTGGCGCGCACCTCGTTGATGTTCATTACACCGTTCTGCAGCATCTGAGTGTAGAAGCTAGACCGCGCCTGCATATCACCGCGAAACAGGTCGTTCAGTGAGAACTTAAAGTAGTGGTTTCGTGCTTCGCGCATAGTAAGCAGCTTGCTCGCTAGTTCCTGTTCGATGCGCTTGGCCCATGGCAGAACGGTATGGCGCGCAAACATTAGGTTCTGCTGCTCGACGTTGTTGTATGTCGTTTGGCTCTCCAGCTGTACCAGTGCCGGCGGTACGCTGAAGATGCGGCAGATTTCCTCGGCTTGGAACTTGCGCGTCTCGATAAACTGCGCCTCCTCCGGTCCGATGCTGATGCGGTTGTACCTAAAGCCAAACGGCAACAGCTTAGTTCCTGCGGTGGTTTTGCTTGCGTTCCAAGACTTCTGCAGCATCTCCATCTGTTCAGACTTCAATGGCTGCTCGCTGGAGAGTACGCCGGTCATCTGCCCACCGTTACCGAAATACTGCGATCCGTAATCCTGTGCGGCTTGTGCTAATCCCAAGTTCTCACGGTGGAGCTGGATAGGTGAGCGCCGCTGTAGGTTGCAAATCTCCAACATATCCTCTTGCGCGATAACCGTGCTATCGTGGAGCTTAAACAATACGCGGCCATCCAATACTTTGCGCTCTACTTGGTCGGTGTCTAAACAAACCAAAGCCACAGGAACGCCACCAGCGCCGCGCTCGATGACTGCGTACCCGCAGCCTTTCATAACGGCCTGCGCAATGATGCTCTCCCAGAAATAGAAGGCTGTTTCGTAGGCGTTAGGTCGGTACGTCGTAACATCCAACGCCGGGTGCTCGCTGATCATATCGCGGCGGCGGCCATCGGTAACGTAAAGGTTGAGTGTAAGACTGGCCAGAGTGCTGGCAATCTTGTACACGCAAGCGTACACCGTGGATATTCTGATACTAGTGTCGTGCGTCATATTCGCACCCGCTACAGTCGGTCCGTAGAGGCCAACCGCTGCTACAACATCCTGCGGCCTATCAAGGCCAATGCGCGCACGCGCCTCATTTACAAACTTCTGGAGCCTATTTGCCATATGTGCAAGGTAAAAAAGCACGGGGAGCCGTTGCCCCCCGTACCAACTAAACCAAAATTATGAACCCGCACTACAAGTTGAAGACCTCTAAGAGTGGCTCCTCCTCTTGTGCGTTGTTAAAGTAACAACCCATTGCCATGATACTGGCTACAATTCCGTCAACTTTCTGCGCTTCGCTGTTCTTCTTCTTTGTGACCTTGATGTTGTCGGCCTCATCGCGCGATAGATGGACGCACCCCATCTGCCAGCGCAGAACATCATGGCCACCGTGGATCACGTGGCCTTTGCACAACAGCACTTCAAACTGTTTGGTGGGGTAGCTCATCGAGGCGTAGCCTTGACCGAACGGTTGGCAGTCGATGTTGTCCAGAAACGGTACTACCAGGTGCGCGATGTAGCGGTCATATGCCAGCGCTTGCAAGTCGTAATCTTCGGCTACCTGCATGATGTGGTTACGTACCGCGATCATATCGGTCACGTTGCCTTCGGTGATTGTGACCATGCCCATGCGTGCCCAGGTGTGGTAATCTATGCCACCGCTTAAGCTCTTACTGTTGGCCTTGTCCTCGTTAACGAAGTGGTGGCACTTAAGATAAAAGCAGTCGTTGGCATCATCGCGGAAAATGAGCGCCACGGCAGTGAGGTCTTTGGTGCTGGATAGGTCCATACCGGCATAGCATGGCAACGTCTTCAAATGCGCTTCGTCGACTTCTTCTGCGCCGCACATAAACTCGTCGTCGGTCACCCACCGTTCTTCGCTTGCTGTCCAGATATTCAGGTGCAAGCGCAAGAAGGTGTTAATCATGCGCGGGTTCTCCTTGCACCGCTTTACCTCTTGCTCGAAATAGTCCTTCTTGCATATTGTACCAAAGCCGGGGTTTGCCTTTGCCCACGTCGCCTCTTGCGTCCAATCGTCATTCTTATCAGCTGCATAGATAACCGGCAAGAATGTATCATCCTGTATGCTTCCTTCTTTGACCTTCTTCGCATAGTCATGAAGCTCGTAACAAATCGATGAGGTATCATGGCCGGCGGTAGTGATAGCAATCACCATCGGCTGCGTGCGTGCGCCAGTTGAGGTCTTCAGAACATCATACAAGTCACGATCAGGAAAAACGTGGAGCTCGTCGAGTATGACGGCATGGGCGTTGAATCCGTGCTTGGTGTTTGCTTCGGCTGATATGGCTTTGTAGAAGCTGTTCTTGTACTCGATGGTGTTGCGCAGCACCTTGCCGTGGCCTGACAGCTTCGGGTTGGTGGCGCACATGGCACTGGCAATCTCGAAGACAATACGCGCCTGGTTACGATCGCCGGCTGCGCTGATAATCTCCGCGCCTGGCTCGCCGTCAGCGAAGAGCATGTATAAGGCGATGGCAGCACATAGATTGCTTTTGCCATTCTTCCGAGGTACTTCAATGTAGGCTTGACGATACTGACGAAGGCCGTCTTCACGGAGAGTTCCAAACAGTGGTTTGATGATGTCGTTCTTCTGCCAGTCCTCCAAGATGAACGGCTCACCGCCAAGCGCACCTTTGACGTGCGTGCAGTACTTCTCAATCCAATCGACAGCTTTCTGCCCCGACTCCTCATGATAGTAGCTTGCCATGGTCCAAAATATGCTGAATCGCTGTGCGTGCGTTTTCAGTATAGGTAACGTGGTTCTCTACCACGCCGCCACAGATGTGTTGAATCTCACACTTTTGCGTATCATCCAGCGGAAACTCAGACTCCCATCCCATACGCACAATAAACAGACCGGTGTATGTATGGCTGGCTGTGTTAAACGCTACGTCCATGTCATGCAAACTTTGCAAGGTACCTGAACCGCTGTCCTCTTCGCGAACCCACTTCCACTCAAACATGCACCAAAACTCCTTGGCGTGGTTGCGGTAGATGCAATCGATGTCGTGAACGGTGGCACGCCGGTCAAGCGACATCTCACGAACGTATAGGTTCATCGCGTGGATGCTCTTTGGGTTTCTAATCGGCTTCATGCGAAATCGGGATCGTCGGTGTCTACGTTGCCCACGCCCAGCGCCTTGATGTAAGCGCGCTTCTTGTCACGCAGTCGCTGCAGCTCGATGTACTCCGGTCGGGTCTTAATCATATTCTGGCCTTTGTCGCCGGTGGTTGTGTAGGTCATGCCTTCACTGTCGACGATATCCTGAAGCGCTCGCTCCTCGTCTACAATCTTGGCCAACGTAAACACCAGCTCTTTGGTGTTCTCGTCTGCTGGTCCTGTGCTCTCT